CCTATGAATTGCGGGAACGGTACGAAACGGACGCGGAAAAAATCCGCTATATTTCCGGCTATGAGGAAAAGCGGGACGCATTGCGGGAATTACAACGGGCATTTATTGAGGAGGTAACACGCCATGAATAAACGGGAATATTGCGAAAGCCGGGAAAGTATCGCTTATTACAGCGGCTTGAATGGGCTTGAAATAAAGGGCATTGAATACGGTATAAATGATTTTGTTTATTGCGTTTCGGGTTGTTGGTATGGCGGGAAAGCCGCGCGGCGTTTCCACCGTTGTAAAATCTACTACCCCGCAAACGGGAAAGACAGCGCATTTTTTAGGGTACACGGGTACAAAATCCCGCTCAATGAATGTATTAGAATGGGGGTTTAATTATGAAATATTGGCAATTCGTGAATTGGGAACCCGCGCCGATTGAAAGCGCGTTAAAATCCCGCGTTGCTGTCGCTATTGCGGCATATGAAAATGGAGATAAAAACGCCATAAAGGAATATTACCGGCAATCCGCGACAGTGGAAACACTGAAAAACCCCGTTGTTAAAATTGGCGGGTGGGCGTTTTCCTTGCGTGAGTTTTGCCGGGTGTATTGGGTGAAAGTCCGCTATTATGGAATTATGGAGCTATACGCGCCGAACAAATCCGCTATTTATGCCGTATTGGGGCGGTATCATGTTCTAAAAATTGTGGAGGTGTAAACAATGAACATTGATAGCACTATGAAAGAATTAGCGGAATATATCCGCATGGGTGAGGAAATCGCCGCGAACATTGACGCATTGAAAGACGCGCTAAAACAGTACATGAGGGAAAAAGGCGTTGACAGCTTGACGGGAACAGAACATAAAGCAAGTTATAAAGCCGTTACAAGCTCCCGCATTGATACCACGGCATTAAAAAAGGACGCGCCCGAAATAGCCGCGAAATATACCCGGACAACGGAAAGCCGCCGCTTTACTTTTGCATAAAAATAGCCCTTATCTAACCCGCCGCCAAGCAAGAGAGAAAAGAGCTATATACCCAAAAAAGCGGGTACAAATGTATTTTACTATGCTCCCGCCGCATTTTCAAGGAGGTTTTATAATGGCTTCATATACAGCGCGAAAAAACAAAGACGGTAAAATAATAAGTTATCAAATAAAGGTATCACGAGGACGGGACAAGCTCACAAGCAAACAGTTAACCCCGTTCACAATGACATATACACCCCCGGACGGGTGGAGCAAAAAAGCCATTGAGCGCGATTTAATCCGCGTAATGGGTGAATTTGAAACGGCTTGCAAGCGCGGCGAAATTCTAACTAAAGAGCAAGAAAAAGCCCATGCAATGGAGCAAGCCGAACAAGTCAAGCGCGAACAAGCCAAGCCCACATTTACGCAATATGTACAGGTATTTCTAAATGAGAAAGCCGCTAATTTATCGGCGGTTACTCTACACAATTACAAACAGGCATTAAAACGCCCGTCTGAGATATTCGGGGAGACGAAATTAGAAGACATTGACTTTTTAGCGGTTAAGAAATATATAACCGATATGCAAGCCGCGCAACGGAACAAAGATAATAAAAAGCCGCTTTCACACGGTACGGTTGTAAGCTATTACACTGTATTACACACATTGTTTGAAAACGCTGTTGAAAATGGCATTATACCCGCTAACCCAATGCAAAGAATGAAAAAGCCAAAGCCCCGGAAAGACGATATACAGAAAGAGCCTATTTGCTATGATGAAAAGGAAATTGCCTATATTATGGAATGTCTCAATAATGAGCCGCTAAAATGGAAAGCTTTAATGCTTTTTCTCATTGACAGCGGTTGCCGCCGTGGTGAGGTTGCCGGGCTGAAATGGTCGGATATTGATTTTAGAACGGGTAAAGTTACCATTTGCAGAAATGCCCAATACACAAGCGAAAAAGGCATATATATCACTACTCCAAAGAGCCATAAAAGCCGGGATATTATCATAAACGCGCCCGTTTTGCAGATTTTGAAAACATGGCAACGGGAACAAACGCTAATATATTTTGGGCGGGGTAAAACGGCGGGCGGCTATTGTTTCACCCAAAACGAGGGAGAAATATTAAACCCGAACACAATAACGGAATATGTTAGGACATTCGGAAAGCGGTATAATTTGCCCGGTATGCACCCCCACGCATTACGCCATACAATGGCAACATTGAGCATTGCAAACGGCGCGGACATTGTAAGCGTTTCTAAAAAATTAGGGCATTGCAACCCGTCCGTTACACTGAACATTTACAGCCATGCGAACGATGAAGCACAACGCCGCGCAACCGAAATATTAGCGGACGCGCTTTATAAAAACACAAAACAGGCATAAAAAGAAAGTGAGGATTTGCACAATGAAAATTATGAACATTAACGAAATGGAAAACGCCGCTTTACAGCTTAAGAGCCTTTTAGCTGTGCTTACCGCCGTAAACGGATACAACAGCGACAACAGCGGCATTTTAACGGATATGCCCACGGCATTAAAGCCCCTTGCAGAAATTGCGGAAAACCTGTATTGTAGTATTGTGGAAATGGGGAGGGAGGTTAAATAATGTTTACAATTCTTTGTATTGTCCTTTTCCCGTTAATGGTTCTCATTGAGTTAATCAAGCTGAACAAATGAAAAGCGGTACAGCTTGCCCCCGTTGCAATATGCGCGGGGGCTTTTTCTATTGCTTGCCCTGCAAGCCTTTTAGAGCCGTTATAAAGCGTTCTATTGTTTCAATGCCCCCATTACGCACAAACACAATTAAAACGCCGTATAACGCATTATAAGCGGCGCATAAAGCAAATTAGCTTGTTTTTATCGCTCCACTTTCCTACCAAAAAAGCGTTTTTAATATTTTCGGCATTTTCGCCATTTACGGCGGGAAAACCCGCGTTTATTGGGAGGTCGGTATATTTCCATTGTTACCGATAAAACCCCGGCAACATGACACAGAGCAAACGCCCATGCTCGAACATGATTATATATCTTTGCTCCACCAATACACCGCCGAAAACAAGCGGATGTGTTGTCGTTCGGCTTGTCACTGTTTTTAATAGCGTGTCACTGCTCAGTCACTGCTAAAAATCGCCCCTTATAGCCGAAAAAACAAGCAATATCAAGGATTTTCGGCGGTGTCACTGTTGTCACTGCAAATAGGAGAATACCCCACATATAGTTTTATAATTTCTCTTTTCCGCCGTTTATGCCGGGCGGCTTTTTCTATGCCCTGTTGATTTTCTGTTGATTTATTCAATGAATACAAGCCATATAGAAAGCCAATAAACGCCGCAAACCCGCATAAATACAGGCTTTTCTAAAAAGCACAGTTTATTTTTTCAAATT